TCCATTGTAAGTTCTAATCTTGCTGCTTCTTTCTCACAACGATCCCAGAACTCCTGAGCATCTTTTTCCATTTCTTTTTCAGTCATTGTGGTTTAATTCCAAAGGAAGATGAAAGTGTTTCTCTTTGTTTGATATAGAGTTTGACATATGCTTTCAACATGGTTTTACATGTCTCAAGATCACCAATAGTATCAATGTCACGGGAAAGTTTCTCAAACTCAAACGATCCATTGATACTGTTTAACTCAATGTCTTCAGGTTTCATACTGCTAATGCTCCTGCTGGAATCTCTACTTTTTCGGGTGCTTTAGAATTATCAAACTGATTCATATTCATGCAAACCCACTTATTATTTACCGTCCAAACATAAGCATACTCCTCATTATTCTCTTTTTCAAGATATTCAAAGACGCTATCATCAAGGCGAGGAGGGCAATTTTCATTGCGTCCAGAGTAATACTGAGGTCCATACTCTTTTTCTTCTTTGATTTCAGTCACATAAGGAGCAAGTTGTTTACCAGTCCAACGCTCATTTGTCCAGATAGAGGAACAATCACCACCATCAATCAGCTCTGCTGCTTTCTCGCGGGAGTTGTAATGAGTGTTAAGAATGCGACCAGTCCACTCGGGATAACCATCCCAGTGCTGATAGATGCTCAGGATGCTATCATCTTTGAGTTGAATACCAATGCGAGAGCGAGTTCCCATGTGTTTGAGTGATGCTTACAATACTAGGACAGTTTAGAGGCTACAGTTAGGATCAGACTAGAAAGTTTTTCTCATAATTAAGGAGATCTTTGGGTGCTGACACGATATTGGTATCATATTCAACAGCATCTGTCCACTTCCGTCCAATTCTTTGGTAGAGTTTAATACCAAGATGCTCATATTTACGATCTGTTGGTACATATACCTTGTAATCTGTACCATCGTTGTTAGTGAGCAGACTGAGTTGTTTGTTTTGTTTCTTGGTCACGCAAATGGTTGTTCGAGCAAGATTAAACAAATTTTCAAAAATGTCATAATCAGACAGATATATCTCAGGACTGTCCATAATCATGCGACAAATAAACTGAGGTGAGAGATAATGATCGTGAGTACGTTGGTTTGGATTATTCTTTGCCTCTTCACTAATCAATTCAGAATAATTATATCCAGAACTGAAAACTTGTTCATAGAAACTGCGGGTGATTGGTCGAAAGAAATCAGGATCACCCCAGTTATCAACGTTAGCATTTAGTGCATTGAAAGAAACCTGACAGTAAGCTTTCCAATTTTTTGAAGATTTCATGGTTGAGTGATGCTTACAATACTAGGACAGTTTAGAGGCTACAGTAGGGCACTTTCTAGAGGATTGGGTTCCATTCTTTCTTTTGCAATAGCATAATAGTTTGCATCACTTTCCATTCCAATAAAATTGCGATTAGTGTTTACACAGGCAATACCAGTTGTACCTGATCCCATCGTATTGTCAAGGACAGTATCACCTTCATTGGTATATGTCTTGATCAAATACTCCATTAGTCCTACAGGTTTCTGGGTTGGATGTAAACCTTTCTCCTGTTTGAATTTTAAGATGGTCTTAGGGTATCGTGACCCCTCTGGATTGTCGCGATGCTTAGATTGCTGTTTACCATAAACCTCACCAATCTTTGCAGTCTCAGACTTAAACCCACTGTACGGGGTTGAATACCACATCTGAGGATTGTATATTGGTTTCTTCCTATAAAATACCAAAATGTTTTCATGACTCTTAAGAGGCATAACTTTAGCGTTCATAGGATTAGTTCCCTGTGGTTTTTCCCAGATCCATTCATACTTTAGATTCTGAATGTTTGAGGCAGCAAGAATCGTTGTGAAAGGTTGAGCTGCAGTGAATACCATCGCTGCGTTTTCTTTGCATATACGATTGTACTGCTCCCACAACTTATCCAATGGAATGATACTATCCCACTTGCAAGCAGTTGTGCCATAAGGCAAATCTACTAGCAACATATCAACAGAATTGTCTGCTATAGTAGGCAGCAATTCCAGACAATCACCAAGTAAAAGATTTACCATTCGGTTACACTCTTGACAAAGGAACACTCTAACAGACTTGACACTTTTGTGCAAATGTAATCATCATTGCCAATACTTTTGCCACCTTGTTGTGCAGCGAAGCAATTTTCTTCAGATTCAAGATGCTTCAGAAAATCTTCCTTAGTGAACCAGAAGAATCGGCAATCTTCTTCTTTCTCATTGATACCAAAGAACACCAATCGTTCCCAATCTTTATCCTTAGAAACGTGGTTGATGATAAATTGATCTGCTTTTACACCACCTTTCTTATCTCTAGTAGCAAGAGAGAACTTAATCTCAGTGCGGATATTGTCAATCACACGATCATGACCAGCAGTGGATGTTTTGGCACGTTTGACATCACATAGGAGCATATCTGTGAAAAACTTTGATACAAAACGCTCACCAAACTCACCCTTTTGTTTAGGGGACATGTGAACATATCCCTCAAAAGGAGTACCAATCCAAGGATCTTTGGCGTTCTGATTGATGTATTCTTGTAGGGAACCGTCTTCAAAAAGATTAGTAAACATGATGGTTTGATCTCTTACAATACTAGGACATTTTAGAGGCTACAGTTACTCTTCCCAGCCCCAGTTTTCCATCCATTCGTCAAGAGTGTATCCTTCTCCTGTAGATGTTTCTTCAATCAACTGTTCTAGTGTGTAGTCTTGAAGTTCTTCACGATATTCTTCAGGAGTTTGATCTTCATCAGGATTAAAATCATCGTGGCAGAGATATTCCCACTCTGCCACAAGTGCGTTGATAAGTTGTGCTCTAGTGTAATTCATCGGCGGATTTCAGATACAGCGGGGAGACCTTGATTGAAGACGACATCAACAACTGCCTGCACTTTACGGGCAGTGCTGATACCAACAGAGTCATAAGTAGGGACACAGACAAGACCAAACGTCTTCTCTTTGCCACCCAGTCGGATAACCCGACCGATGCTCTGACTGATACCAATGTAGTCCATATTACGCATAAAGATAACAGCTTCAAGACCACTCACGTTGATACCCTCAGAGAGAATACTGTGGTGGATGACTACAAACTTCTTGGTGGCATCTTTGCCCCAAGTGTTCAGAGTGTTGAAGAACTCTTCGCGATTGACTTTCTTGCCATCAATGATTGCACCAGTCTTAGATGTGATTGTCATCCAAGAATAACCGCGATCAGCAAGTTGAGAGCAGAAGTCAGATTGAGAAAGAAGACCAACAATCTGTTTTGTGGTGCGAGCACAAATCAAAGTTTTGCTGATGCCATTCTCATCAATAGTTTCCAACAGGTTGTCAGCATCTTCTGCAAATACAACCTTACGACCTTTCACCATTGGCAGTTGCTTGACAACAACTTTAGGAGGAAGAATGTAACCACCTTCAACCAACTCAGGAGCAGGAACATTGACAAGAACCTGACCATAAACAGACCAATTCATGCCTGGTTTGTTAGGCGTCAGGGAATGTTTAGGAGTGGCAGTATAACAATAGGCACGATCTGCGTTCTCTAAAAAGAACTCAGTAGCAGGGAAAAAGTTCTTCTTCACACTGTTGTGTGCCTCATCAAAGTAAATAGTATTCACTTCAATATCTGCATCAACAATACGCTGAAGCGAATTGTAAGAGGTGAAGATAACTACATTTTCACCAGCTGTGCGAGCAGTGTTAGCAAACATGTGAATCTTGTCTGCTTTGGTGCTGCTGTAGTGGTGAGTTTCTCCACTATGAACATGCATAATGTGAGTGTTGGCAGTGTCAATAACCTCCAAGAACTCAGAACACAGTTGCTCTGCTAACAAAATGCGGGGAGCAACAACAACAGTGGTGGTGCCGTTAGTGATAGAATCGTGACGACGCTGAGTGTCAAGAATCATGGTAAGAGTTTTGCCACCACCAGTCGGCACAATCACCTGACCTTTATTGTAACCTTGCAGGCGGTCAATGATGCGCTGCTGATGTGGGCGAAGGGTGATGGTCAAAGTGTCGTATTTCTCTCAATATAGCCAATATACAAAAAAACACCACCCCAGTCAAGGGGTAGTGTGCAGTTCAAAGATTGTCACATCAATAATCTAGAGTGTCAAATTCTTCAACATAGCAATCAACATTCTCACCAGGTTCAAGATTAAACAACTTTTCCCAATCAATTTGTCGTGCATCAAAATCCTGGAAAACTTCCATGTCCAGAGTAATGCGAACTTTTTGTTTTTGTGCGGCGAGATAAGAGACCATGATGCTTTGATTGAAGTGACTTGAGTATATTAGTCGATATAAACTACAGCGTCAATGGGGCTTGTGCCAGTTTATTTAGAAGTCTTTTACTAAAATTTTGAAATCCTTACATCCTTGAGATTGCATAACTTTTTCCCAAAAAATAGCATCTTCAATCTTTAAGAATGTTGCTTTGTGGTTTGCATAACCTTTTTTCTTCGGTTTTTGATAGTTCACTTGGTACATTGTTCCAATGACGAATAGCGTTTGCAATAATAAATCCGTTAGTTGTTACTAACTGAATCATGATAAGTGTACGAATAGCAGCAATTACATCTGCCTCTTTGTTGCTTCTACCCTCTTTTTGACCTAGAGCATAAGCCCATAGTCTCCACACACTTTTACTCTTACTCACTACTTACTTTTCTAAAACAAACTGAATTAAATCGACCAGATTTATTTAATACAGAAACTTTTGTATGTTGTGAGTGTACTTCTACATCACTAACAATATATTCACGACCAATAATTAAAAAAGATTGGGAAGGGTCATCATTACTACCCCAATTAACTTGTTCTTTGCTGCATCCAATATATTCAACAACATCGCCAATTTTTATGTCAATCATTTTTAATTAAACTCCATGAACCATCTTTATTATCAATCCACTCCAAAATATCACCTTCTTTCCATCCAAGTTCTTCCATCATCTCATCAGGAAATGTAAGAACTCCATCATCATCAATTTTTAGTGTTGTTCTCATCGCGAACAATAACAAACTACAGAGTTATCATACTGCTTTTGGCAAATAGATGCAACATTCGGTTGTGGTTTGAATAGATTAAGGAATCCAACAATCACGATAACTATTTGTGAAAAGACAACATAAAGAAACAATTTATCTTTCATTTTAAGTAAGAATTGTTTTACTTGAAGCCTTTGTTGCTATCTAATACTTCAACAGAATCTAAAAACATAGAATCTGTCTGAAACCATGCTAATCTAAGTGCCTCATAATCATCAAATACAACGAACTTGCCGTTAGTTAGGCATAGTTTATATTTGTGCCTGTTATACAACTTAGAGCAAGATTCTGTGAAGTATTGTGGATCACTGGGGTCAATACATTGATTCATGGGTCAATCGGTCGATATTCTTGTGACTTATATGTTTTTGTTAGATTTTCATCATGAATAGAATTTCTACTTGTCACATATTCCAATTCATTCCAATACCATCTTTGACAAACAACTAAAATATGAGTTTTTTTATGTAATGGAGAATCTTTGACATTTTGTTCACACTTTGGTTTTGTGCCAACTTCAATGCTGATTGATTGATCGCACACAAAATAGACCCAACCCTCATCAATGTGACCATTATGGTGCCACTTCACATAATCATTGATCTTGGGTAGGTAAGTCATGCAAATGCTGCCTCCAATGGATTGAGATTTAGTTGCATAGCTGTGTATGGACGAGTATTATCTATGTCTACTTGATCACCTTGCTTGGTTGAGTTAATAGGGGCGAAATAGCATTGCTTTTTGGTGTTGTAGAATCCCCAAATACATTTGACAGGAGCACCATCGTTGAACACATATTGATGATGATCGCAAATCCAAATAGATATGACATTCCGCTTATGTTCTTGAACTTCATAAGAATAACCTTTAGGAGGTTTGTGTGGAAAATCATGGGGCAATTCCAAATGGTTCATCATCAATACAAAGAGACAAATAATCAGGATACATTGTAGAAACAATATACTGTGCTAGTGCTTGTGTAGGTGCAACAATATAAACATCTACACTATAAAAAAGTATATCATCTCCTGGTGTATCTTGCATAGGAAGTTCAATATTAACTTTCCATACATTACCATTCTTGAGATGTTGTTCCCAAGAGACAATCATATCAGGTTTCATCATGTAGTGAACTCCTCAACAATACCCGACTCATGTTCTTCTGCCAATGCATATACACGGGCATTTTGAATGTTGTGCCGAAGTTGTGGATAATGCTCTACATTGAACTCTTGGTCTCTTTGTGTAATCAAGTCGAAGCATTCATTGTCACTTTCGGCAATCACATTCCATAATCCACCATATTCGGATTGGGGGAATGGAATGAAATGTTCAACAAGGTAAAAAAACTTTTGCATCGGTGGGGGTGAATTACTCTGACAGTTTAATCAGTTTTGTCTGGAATGTCAATCTCATCATAGGAGTTCCAGAAGTCCTCCCAATCAGCTTCTGTTGCTTTGCTTATGTTTTTTGATGAAGTTTCTTGCTGCTTGTTCGTTTCGACATACTTTGAGTTGTTGTCCATTGTGAATCACCATGAGTTTGGTTGTGCTACCTGCCATTGGTATGGCGGCATATAGTTTTGGATCCTCCCAACTTTTACCAACTAAAAACCCATCAGTGATGGGCTTTGGATTAAGAATACGACTTTGTGGTGGTTGTTTCATCTGGTTATTGGGTACAATCTCCCCTGGTTCTTCTTACTGCAAAAAGAAACAAATCAATCTCACTTTGATTACAGGACTTCTTACTTTCGTTTTCCATTCTTGGTTGAGTATTGATAATTGTTGGGGGAACAACAACTGGAGAAGAAGAACTGCCACCATAATAATTTGGTGGATAATAACTTTGCTGTGCCATCAGTGGCACAGGAGTTAGAATCAAAGTAGCAATAGCAAAAAGGGGTTTCATAATGAATTGAAGGTTAGAGACCAACTATAGGAAAAATTAAAAGGATTGTCAACAGTCCGCCTTAGAAACTGCTACACCACCCACAACTCCAAGAGGAATTGACCAGGCATAAGCATCTTTCTTGGAGACCAAAGCTGCAACACCGCCGCCCATCAATCCACCAAGAATGTTTCGGTTACGGCTACACCGCCTCTGAGGTTGTTGAGAGTGTGATGTTGGTGGATGATATGATGGACGATAACCAACACCATTACATGGAACTTGCTTTCTATGTTTTCTTACTCTACCTGGGCGATATGCTCCAGTGTTTGTATAATATCCAGGAATATACTCTTCCTCAACAATATATCGCTTGCAGTCGTCAAAAACATTTACCTGCTGAGCATTAGCAGGCAAATGAATCATGAATGGAACTAGAAGTAGAGCAAGTTTTTTCATTTGAATGTAGCAGTAACTCCGATTACTTTAGCATTGGGATTGCGAGCAAGAGCAACTTCTCTTGCTTCTTGATAGTCTCTGGCATAGACTTCTTCAGTGAAGACTTTACCAGCAACATAAAGTTTGACTTCACACTTCATAACCTTTGATTGACTTGAAGCTAATATAAAACCCCTTACGATGTTTCGCAAGGGGGTCTTGTGTCAGTTCTCTGATTGTCTCAGTTGTTGAACTAGATATTCTGCAAATTCTTCCATTTTTTCAGGATGAATTGATCTAATATCTGCTTGCTCTACAGCAATTTTCATAGATTCAATGTGTTGATTTTGAATTTTATGTTCTTTGGGCAGAGTCATTGAGCAATCTCCTGAATGTAGTAACATGATAACATGTCATTTTACAAATAGTTAGGAACTTAACAATTTCTTTGGGATTGCTTAACTGTTCTTATTGAATTTTTTGCGACACTTTTTAACTTCCTTAAGTTCATCTTTAATCATCTGATATGCATCTTCAGGAGAAATTCTCCGTGACATTTCCATAGCAGTGATAATTTCAACTCTAGTTCCAAAGTGCTTTAAAGCTTCCTCAAAACAGTTTAGCTCCTCATACATCAGTAAAGATTCTCCTCTTGATCAGTTTCGATGACCAAATCTGAAGTAGGATAAGCAACACAAGTGAGCACGAATCCCTCTCCAATTTGGTCATCATCCAAGAAAGATTGATCAGACTGGTCTACAGTACCACTCACAATTTTACCAGCACAGGATGAGCAAGCACCAGCACGGCAAGAGTAGTTAAGGTCAACACCTGCCTCTTCAGCTGCATCCAAAATGTATTGATCGTCTTCAACTTGAATTACATTTTCAGTGCCATCAGCGTTGCGAAGGGTAACAGAATAGGTCATTTGTCTCCTAAAGAATAGTTTTGTAACGCATTGTTGCGTTCTGAGATATTATATATCACAGGATGAATGCTGTCAATTTTTGCCTCCATTCTGTTTTCACATTCATATAAAGCATTAGTTAGCTCTACATTTTCAACCTCAAGTTTTTCAATTCGTTCCTGTAACTCCAAAATTTTATTGGCAAATACAAAAACATTTCCATCCTCAAGGTCAATCTTTTCGGATGGTGCAAAAAACCTGCGGATTAAGTTCAACATCTGGAGACAAATAAACTTTACTATCTATGGTAGTTCGGTAATTTCAACAGGCATAGTTTGTTTATTATTTGTAATAGTTTCGTGAAGTTTTTTCACTGCTGCTACTACTTCGGGAGTTTCTTCCCATTCAAAAGTATCACCAGACTTGGTAATATATTGGCGTGTCGTCATAGTTTGCCTCCTACTACACCAGAGTTTACCACACGGCTATAAAGATGTAAAGTACCTTCTTGCTCGCATTTAAGATACCAGCGTGTCATCTTCAATACCTCTTCTTTATTCACAGCAAATAAAAAATCTTTACCAGTATCCTTACGAATACTTTTCCACATAAATCGAGTTGGTTCAACCCAAAAAGCATTATCAATCAGTTCTGCCTCTGGGCTTAGTTTTGGACTTTTTGATTCCTGTTGCTCCAGTTCCTTTGAGTCGTTTTGCATAGTCGTTTCGGTAGTCTTCATAAGGAAAGTAGGCATTGTGTTGAAGTTTTTTCTTTCCCTCCTTTATATACCATTCCAAAGCAAAAGGAAATGTTTCATGAAATGGTTTTGTTGGATAGGAAGGTTCAATCCTTTTGTTTAGCATTTAGAAGTGATAGTTGACGCTCAAGTTCATACTTTACAGTAGACAAATGTCCGTAAATGTATGCTCTCCACTCATTGTCTTTCATGAGTTCAACAACATTATTGATTTGTGTGAGAGCAAGAATCAATCGTTCTTGCTCAGTCGTCACATGCTTAGGTGATTTGAATAACATCAGCGAATAACTTCCCAGTTATCATCGGCAGTTTCGTTCATCCAGAAGTTGTACTTACCAGAGATAGATGCAAGAAACACCTGACCATCTTTACGCTGTTCAACACGACAGGAGTGCAAGTAATCCATCTGATTAGCAAAACGATTGATTGCTTTGTTTGACTTTGGTTGGACGCAAATGAACTCTGTTTTCATGATGTTTGTCTGTAACTTGGCTAGTATAGGGCAAAAGAAAGGGGTCTTGCGACCCCGTGTGCAGGTTATCTAATTGTCACTTTCAATCCTTATGAACGACTGGGTTGGTTGCAATATCAATAAAGGAAGGTCGCAGAATTGGATCTTCTTTCTTGATAAAGTTAGCAAAAGTCTTTCCTTCCACAATTGGAATGGCAGTTGCATAAGTTTGATTGAACTTAAGTCCTTGATCTTTACAATACTCATTGTAAATGCTGACAAATCGGCAAACAAACAAAGAATATCCTTTGATTATTCTATTACCTTGAGTAATGTCAGCCTGTGTAAGACACTTCTTAACAGGAACCGATGCGATTGCCTGCTTTGGGGCTCCAGATTTCTCAAGAATCTTGCGTGTAGCAAGTGCTTCCCTTTCCCTGTCAGCAAAATAGTGGCGCATCATGTCACCGAAGGAATCAATTCCACCATTCTTATCATCCACCTCAGCGATATGTGCTGAGAAAGTAGAGAGAAAAGAGGAACCACCCCTTACAAAGTTGCCATAGATTTCTTTATCACAGTTGTCTGCCGAAAAAACATCAACGTGTGTTTTAAGAAACCTTTGAACAAACTCATCTCCAGCTTCTTTCCTTGCTTTGTCAACATAAGTGTGAGAGGCACATTTGAATTTTGCCCCCTCAAGAGTGTCGGCAATCCCAATACCAAATGGTGCTAGGAAATTGTAAATGAGTTTAGCCCACTTTTGTTCTGAATAATATGCGGACTTAAACTTTTCATCCGTGCTTTGATTTGAACGGAAGTTACAGTCAGCATTATGGTTTTCTGCCTCAACACGAACCATTTCATCAAGAGAGATTCCTGGTTTGTGAAAATTCAGAAGAAAAGAGATCCTAGAAGAACGATCTTGAGTGACAGCGAATAACATCGAAATTCGATTATTACCCTGCGTGGCAACTGTAACTCCACCTGGTCGAAGAAATCCAACCAAAGTACCTGCTGCCCTATGAGAGAAACCTCTCATAGCATTTAGATCACGTTCTTGATTACCATATCGCAGATTATCACCGCGATTATAGTAAGGATCCGTCATAATATCTCCAATTCTAGCAGAGACATGAACGCTATCTACGCCTTCATACTCCCCCCTGGAGTGTGCTTCTATAACGTCTTCTAGAAGAGGCAATCCTTGAACAGGTGCTTTGTCTAGAACAGACAAATGAGATAGAAGTTCTTTAACAATATCAACGACCTTATTAGAATAAAGGTCGCAAAGATTTAACAGTGTAGAAACTGCCATTTACCCTCCTGTGGTTTTGGTAAGTGTTTTAGAAAATCAACCTTTATGGAGTTAGGTTGAATTGGAGTGAGTTAGTTGCCCTTCCCTCCCCAACAGAGCCAATATAAGGCATCTAGAGGAAGGAGTCAAGGCTCCCAACCAGTTCAGGAGTTGTCACAGTGTCCTCAACCAACCTATCACCCAAAACCTTGACCATCAGATTCAGTGTTCTCTGGTGTGGTCGCTGCTTCCATCCATACCATGGTGTTTTCTTACCAGGATAGGGAGGCTCTTGATTGACTGAATAGTATTGATCCGCAGTAATATCAAATACTTCGTGGGTATTCTTATCTCTCAACCACCAATGTGCTTCATCATGATAATCAATCGCACTCATTTGTTCTAACACATCAGTATTCATAAGATAATATAATGCTTGAGAAGAATGATAGCAGTGTCCAAACATTGGATTGCCTGCATTTTCTTCTCTATACTTTTTTGATACCATATCTGGTGTGAGATTCTCTGCAATCATATACATCACCAAATCAATATTTTTATACTCAAAAGGTCTAAACTTTAGAGTTCGTGTCTCAAATATTTCTTTGCCTTTATAACGATGTCTTTCAACTATTTTCATAAGATACTAAAAGAATTATTTAGCCATGTTCTCCCGAACCCGGACAAGCCAGATTCTACTCAATTATTAACAACTTGTCAAACGATTAGAAAAGAACTTTACTTCTTCAATACCCATATACTCATTAAAGAGTTTCTTTTCCATTTCATATGCTTCAACTTCCCAAGGTTGGTCTGAATAGTCCGTATCAGAGTGGTCTATGCCCTTCCAGAAGCGTTTAGAACCTTTATCCTTAAGATTACCCTTGACATGCTGATAAACATGCCAGAGCTCGTGTAGAAGCGTGCTGATGTAATCTTCTACATCTAAACGATTGTGTAACTCAATCTCAAAATCTCTAGGACGCCAATCACAATCAAGTACAGTACACCATCCATGAACACCTTCACGAAGTAATCCACGATGATTTACGATGATGTCAATCTTGTGCCTTGGCAGATACTTTTCAATAAACCAGAAGACAACTTCTTCACACCTACGCTGACTGTAGTTGTAACCAGTAGTTTCAAGAAAGAGCATTGATCGCAGCAGCAGTTACACGGGTTCCCCAATTCATCATCCAAAAGAATGATGCAATGAAGATAAGTTTGTGTGTGGTGGTCATCACCTTGATTTATCTGAAGCCAATATAAAACCCCCAGTGGTGTTCTGGGGGTTTCTGTGGACAGATTTTGAAGTGGATCAAACCTCAATCCAACTAGTTGAAGATTCATCCCAATTATACATTTCTCCATTAATTGGTTCTGGACAAGTAGTGGGTGCTTCCCATTCACCATTTACAAGAACCCAAGATGGATATGGCTTATCGCCGGCAGTGCTAACAACTTGATATTCAGTGCCGTTCCAACTAAGTTTTTCGCATTGGATATTATATGATGGTTTTTCAATAGGCCCAACAAATCCAATTGCTTCAAGATCAGTTTGACTCAATTCTTCCAGAGAAGTTCTTGTGTCTCCATTATCTAATCTAACTCTTTTTGGCAGGAAGTCAGGTTCTTGTCCTTTATATGAATAGAGGCTCATTTTTCTAGTTTTTAGATATTTATGTAATCTATAGTTTTTTCATAACCTTTCCAGTCGATAATAAAATATTTCCACAGAGAACGATTCTATTATCACATTTATTCTTAGGGACACGGTGGTTTATGTTACCAGGGAAAATAACTAATTTTCCTTCCTCTGCTCTTATTTTCTTTCTACTAGACGTGAATATTAACGGAGATGATCCTTTCGGACAGTTCAAGAAATAAACAAAAGAAAATGTTGATCCTCCGTGCATATGATTTTTAGTGGAATCATTGACGCCATAATTAACCACCCAAAACTCTTGCAAAAAGATTGGAATATTTGACTTATTGACATTACTAATTTTGTTTTTGAGTATTAATGCAATGAAGTTAATCAAAGGATTAAAAATGTCATCATTTGTTCTATAAGATGACATTTTTGCTTTTGCATTTGTCTGATGCGATTTTATATAAAAATCATCACCTTTTAACTCTAAGTAATCCATCACAGATTTTTTATACTTTTCTGAGAATGGATATTTTTCAATAATTAGATCAAAGTTTTCTTTTACATTCATATAAATGTTGCCACCAGTACAATTCTTCGTTCTGTAGAAGGAGTGTAGTGATAGTGTTTGCCTTGGAATACGATTACTCTATCATCTTCTGGAGATGTTCTTTGGCCTTCTACAACAGTATCTCCATCAGTATCGTTTAGGTAGACTAAAATATTTTTATGTTCTATAGATGGGTGGTCAACGTGTGGTGATGTCTTCAAGACCTCTTTGAATGGATGCACACAATTACAACCCATTCTTAAAAAACAAGAATACTGAATTTTATTAAAATCTAATATCTCTTGAAAAACTGATGATACAGTTTCTGCAAGTTGAGATTTAACTTCAGGGAAGCGTTTTTTATTGAGACTTATGTCTGGTCTACGCAGAAAAGTATGTGAATAAAAAGGTATATTAGAATGGCCTGTTAAGGTACTAGACTCAAATGTTGAGTTTTCGTGCCAAAACCAAGGGAACTCTATACCTTTAATAAAATTTTTGAGTTTGAAATATGTCTCAGTTTTTGGATTATCTAGTAGTTGTATCAAAACAGATAGAGTTTTTTTTTACTCTAATATGATACTATAAATTCGTCAAGATGTGTATGTGATAATAACAATTCCATCTCCGCCGTCACCACTGTCAGCTGGTGATTGTTGATAACCGCCACCACCGCCACCACCGCCAGTTCCATCAACTCCTGGGGTTGCTGCCAGTACGGGGCTAGAATAATATCCACCATTTCCTCCACCACCAGGGCCTGGTCCTCCGCCAGTTCCACCATTACCAGCGCCACCACCACCTCCACCACCAAATAGACCAGTCGGACCAACTGCTGAAGTCCAATCAGTTCTATATGTAGTTGGGATAGCTGGTGCTATTTTTGGACCAGGGAAATTAGTGAATGGTTGACCAGCACCACCTAAACCACCATCAGCTCCAGCTTGACCAGCACCACCAGCACCACCTCCTGCACCTGCATCAGTTGCTGGTCCTGTTGCTCCAGCATTTCCATATAGATTTACTGTGGCACCAGTTGCAGTGGTTGGTTGTGTTGGTTGATTTGCTGCACCCGCTGGGCCTGACACTGATCCCCCACCAGATCCACCATTATTAGCATCGCTTGAGGGAATTCCGCTATAAAATCCACCACCACCTCCACCTAAACCAGTCAAACTTAGATTGGTTCCTGATATTGTAGTGTTATCTCCACCATCACCTATTCCAGTTGATGGAGCTCCTCCACCTGGCCATTCAC